GTTCATTAGTACCGGTTAGCTCAACGCATCGCTGCGCTTACACACCCGGCCTATCAACGTCGTCGTCTTCAACGTTCCTTCAGGACTCTCAAGGAGTCAGGGAGAACTCATCTCGGGTGGAGTATTCGCGAGAATGCTCTTTATTACTTTACGGAGGTGTAAATTTATGCCAGGACCCACTGTGCCCCTGTCTGCTGAGATAATCTCACCAGACGGTAAGCACCGTGTGAAAGTCACCTATCCACCCGGATCAACTAAAGCCGAACGAAGGGCTCTCCGAAAGGAGGCCAGGCGAGAATTTTATCGCCTATATGAAGGTCCGAAGAGTTACCGTGCCTCTAAAAAGAGACATGGTGGACGCTATCGGATTCAAAATATCTTCAGTCGTCACCGACAACAGATTCTAGGGTCAGGGTATCCAACGCCTGATTCTGGAAAAATCTACCGTTTAGGCACTCGTATTGACGTGCAAAATGGTAAGGTCTTTCAAAGACTGCCTGTGACGAACGGTGGCTTTGGCCAAGCGGGCACGAACGGAAAAGAGTGTTGGGACCAGGTTAACCCTGGCCCTCCATTCAGAACGTCCGGCCCGTTCAAATTGATCCAATACTGGGTGCCAGGTGCAGAGGTTAAGAACAACGAAACTTCGGGCGGGAAACATTTCCCAACCAATTCTGATAATTACTCCCTTTATCAGGGAGCTTATCAAGATAATGGTTTTTGGGTGTCGGATTCGTTTGGATCCTATTCCCTTGCCTCTCAGGCGTCGTTCCCTTCTCTGTCGGCATATCACACGCGGGCTTGGGATCAACTCAAGCCACAAATCCCTGCTTGGAACGCTACTCAATTTATATATGAGTTACGTGATCTACCCGGGATGCTTAAAACCACTGCCGATGCGTTCGGTTTCCGTTGGCGTTTGCTGACGGAAGATCGATTCACATTCGGCTCTAAGTGGTGGGAAGTACCCGAGATGGGTCCACGTCACATTGCGGATCAATTCCTCAATGAAGAGTTCGGCTGGGCACCCTTTATCTCAGACCTTCGTAAGCTTATCGATGCTTACGAAAATAGTGCTAACTATGTTAGCAATATGGTTAGAAATAACCGGACCTGGATGAAGAGGAGACGTGTGTTAGAGGAAGAAACGGTTGTATCGGCTGTGCAACGATTTTATACTTCTGCTACCATACCCCATGACGGGGCTTTGGATTGGCAGAATTTTAAGATGTGCGCTCCGATGCAACTCGACGGCATATCGTGCACTGGGTTCACTGATTTCCAGAAAATCGTAAAAACGAAGGTCTGGGCTGTCGGTGACTTTATGTACTATAGACCGGAGTTCGATGCGATGGATCCTGATTTTGATTCAGGAATCATGGTCTTACGCCGTATGTTAACACAATACGGTTTTCGCATCAACCCTTCTGTTCTCTATAAGATTACACCTTGGACATGGCTTGCCGATTGGTTTACCAATCTTGGTAAACATATCGACAGGCTTAACGATTGGGTTGAAGACCAAATCGTGTCCCGGAATCTCAGCGTTTGTCGGACCGAAGAGCGTACGATGACGAAAACTTGTCATCTGAACTACTTCAATGGCCCGATGACTGTCCAGTTTCAGCGCAGACTGCTGCTGAAACAGAGAGAGCTAGCTGATTCCCCGTACGGTTTTAACGTGCCTTGGAACACCATGTCACCGAGGCAGATAGCGATCCTAGGAGCTATCGGGTTTACCCGAACGCCCTCAGGATTCTTATCACGTGGTGCTTAGGCGTTGCCGGATGGCAATGCATCACGTATAACCATCCAATTACAGTTCTGGAGGTCAAACATGGCTCTTGCCGATCCACAATCTATCACTGTCGCGGGAAATGCGAAAAGCATGCCCCGCGTGAATACCATTCCTGGTAATAACCAGACTCGATCGATCTACCAAATGGTTGATCGAACGTTCTCGTTGGAAGTTCTCCAACGCAGCATACAACGAAATGGTAGACCGCGACAATCGTCGTTGGTTACCTTCGTTCAACGTGCCAACGTAACAGATCCGTTAAATTCGGCTCTGATTCCGGAGACACTGCTGTGGTCCGTCCAACTCGATCGGCCTATAGATGGGTTTACCCAAACACAGGCCACCGATATGTGGACAGGATTCAAGACGTGGTATGACAGTACTATGGTTGGGAAGATTTTCGGAGGAGAAAGCTGATGAATTTCACCGGCGTTCGCCTTTCCGTTGAGGAGATCCTTCCGGATCTTACTCTGGGTGAGCTTCTGTTCCTATTCTTATTAATAGATGTGGAACTGAATTCCCGCCTTAATCTTCTTCCAATATCTGACACGTTGGATCTTAGATCCTTTCATGTCAGAAAGGAGGTGTGTCCTCTTGAAGTTTAACTTCTCGAAGATACTGGGCTACACCACGTTATTTCTTGGTGTGGCTCAAGGAATCTATATGATCAAGAATAATCCTGGTCAGCTAGATGTCGTACCTGTTGATGGGAAAGACCCTGTGAAGGGCTCTCCCAAAGCACCAGAAACGGTGCCAGGTCCGCCTACCGCTCAAAAAACCATAGCATCGGATAGATTGTCCCAGTAATGGCAGTCAAGAGCGTGTTTTGATAGCTATACTTCCAGAGATGGGAGTTAGTCTATGAAAAGCAACGTAAGTGACTACCTAGAACTGGCAAGGCGCATCTATTTAGATGCGTGTCTGCATTGCGTCGCGAAGGTCTCCAAGCGGGACCTAAGAACTATACGGTCCCGCGTTCAAAAACAAGGGATATCGTTTTTAACAATAACCCTGCCTGACTTTTGTTCCGACTTTGAAAAAAGTCTGGAAGAGGGCCAGGTCGACCCATCACGTTTTCGTTACTTTAGAAAACGTGGAGCAATTCCTGCATTTCTGCAAGATATGCTCGGTCGTATTTTTGATAAAGAGACAGGAAGGATTAGCGACTATGAATTTACCCCTCAAATTATCTCGGCCACTATTGAATCGATCAGGCAAATCTGCCTGGCGTTCAAAAAGACCAAGTTACCTTGCGATCCTAAACGGATTCGTAAGGCTTTTGATGGGTTCGTCGCCATTGAGCACGAACTATCAATGTTCCAGCTGCCGACAGAAGAGCGCATTGTTTTTGACAATGTCTCTTTTATGCTTTGGAGCCGTTACATATCTGGCTTACGCCTTGATATGTTGGTCCCTCGGCATGGTCCCGGCAACACCGCTGAACGCCTTACCCCTAACGGGAAATGGCGTTGGCGTGTATGGCATGACCGTCTTGAGCCTTACTTCCCCTTTGTTGGGACTGCTTTCCCGCTACTTTGTAGCGGGGAAACTGATCTCGAAAAAGGGATGCTCAAGGAAGTTACGTTCATGTCGGAATTACTCGAACAACCCTCTCGGGTTGTCGGGGTTCCGAAAACATTGAAGGGTCCCAGGGTCATTGCTATTGAACCCTGCTGTATGCAATACACACAACAGGGCGTTAAGGATGCTATTTATAGCATACTGGAACGTAATAGTCTGACGGGCGGTCATATTAATTTCACTGACCAGTCCGTGAATCAGACTTTGGCAATGTCCTCTTCGAAGGATGGTCGATTCGCAACGATCGATCTGAAGGATGCTAGTGACCGCGTTCCGCGGGAATTAGCTCTTCAAATGTTCGCTAGTAACCCCGATTTAAGGGATGCTATCGACGCTTGTCGTTCGAAGAATGCGAAGCTACCGGATGGACGCATTGTCCGTCTCAGTAAATTTGCATCTATGGGGAATGCTCTGTGTTTCCCGGTTGAGGCTATGTATTTTTACACAATTTGTGTTATAGCCTTACTCCGGTATCACGACCTTCCTGTAAGTCGAGCCACCATAGAAAAAGTGGCTCACGACGTCTACATCTTCGGAGACGATATTCTCGTCCCGTCTGATGCTGCGACAGTGGTCTTCGATCACCTCAGTAAATACAACTGCAAGGTGAATGACCGCAAGACTTTTTATCGTGGAAAATTCCGCGAATCTTGCGGTGTGGACGCTTATAACGGTACGGACGTAACGCCCGTATACGTTACTAGGCGCCCTCCTGAAGACCTACAGGACGCTTCGGAGCTTATCTCGTGGGTATCTTGTGGAAATCACTTCCAAAAGAAGGGCTTCTACCATACCTCCTCCTTTCTCTTTGAGAAATGCGAGGCGATATTAGGCAAACTGCCTTTTATTCACGAGAACTCTGGGGTGCTCGGGAAGAAATGGTATGGAAAGACCGACCGCCGTTTGGTTAGGCGTAATCGTTCTTACCAAGCTCTTGAAGTACGAGCTTGGGTTCCATTTCCCGTTTACCGTCCTGATAAACTGGACGGAATTCCCGCGCTCTTTAAGTCGTTAGAGAAACTAGACAGATTACAAAGTCTAAGTCTTCCACGCGACAAAAAGCCTTTAGAGCGCTCTGTGCTGCACGGCGCAGCCACATTGAAACGCCGGTGGGTGACCGCAACAAATTTGTGCTCTAACGGAGAATCCCGTATGGGGGTAACTTACCTCCCTTGTAGCGGATAAGTGGGTGTGAGCCCCATTGTCCTCATAGCGATCAACCTAGG